ATGTCATTGGGCAAGTTGTCTTTATTGTCGCGAAGCCATTGTTGAAAAACACTATCTCTGCTAATGCAACTTCTTGCTCCATCACCATAAATGTCTACACCTTCAACTGTATGAAGAAAAGAATAACTCATAACTCTGAACTCCACGCTAAAAATGCGTTATTATTAGCACTTCTTAAAGTACATGCCGCCCCATGTGTTAATCCACTAGCCCCTGCAAACTGAATATAAGCAGTATCTTTTGTAGCCCTAAGATATGTTGGAACAGAGCCACCACCTTTATTTTGACCTTTGGACCTAATTTGATAATCACCTGCTGTTCCTGATGTTTCAATTGCTGTTGGGCTGTCCCTCATTGTTACAGGGAAAGAAAGTGTACCATTAGCGGAAACGCCAGTAGATGTATCACAAGCGCCTGTACAAAAACTGTCAGCACTAGTATCTACTGTTAGTTTGAAGTAATACCTTTGACACTTGCGAAGCGTTGTGCCGTAGTCCTCATGTTCAAACGCTGTAGCTTGTTCACCTACTTCAAGCTGCACACCTGTTAAAAAGAAAGTATTTAAAGTTGAATTAACTGCGTTTGTTTGCCCAACTGCTCTATTTGCAGATGTTGCTGCACCCCAGCTAGTTTGGAGAGTACCGCTTTGAAAATCATTTCCACCTAATAACCACCAACCAACTTGAATACCAGCCGCAGCACCAGCAACTAATGCACCAGTAGTATCTCCTTCAAAAGTAATTACTTGCCTTTGCCATGTATTAGTAGTGCTGATTGTATAAGCTTTATTAATATGTCTGCTATTAACATGATCATATAACTCAGCGATATATGTTCCTGCGTTTCTACTTCTTACCCAAAACGAAAGTGTTAATTTTTCTGCAGAAGATGTTCCTTTTTTAGCTGAGTCTAAATTTTGTGCTTCAATAGTTTGAAAAACTTGTGCTGTATCACTTGCTTGTACACCCTGTGGAGTTTGAGTGACATCAATTTTCAGACTTTTGTTAAAACCATAACCAGTAGGAACTAAAGCATCTTGACTTAGTGTGACGTGACAGTTTCCTGTTCTTACAAATTTAAATCTATCAGGCCCACCATAATGATTTGTAGCTAGCGCAACATCACCACGTTGAGCAACTTGCATCGCACCATTTATAATTAAGTTTCTTGCTGATAAACCACTGACATCAGAGGCAGTGATACCGCCAGCTAAATTAGCAAAGTCTCTTGCTCTTGTCATAACCTCACCTCTTAACTTGGCTCTGTAGGCCAATCACTGTCACTCAGTCTAGGCCAGTTACTATGAGATGTAATATCGCGCAATGACTGTCTGTATGATGTCCATGCAGATTTAATTGAATCTGGAACATCAGCACCTTGCGTCCAATCGCATCTTTTTAACAATATATCTCTTTCCTCACGATTCAGTGCTGCTAAACCAGTGTCACTAGCAGCCCAAGCGTCATAATCCTCTTGCGCTTTCTTTGCATCAGCAATTTCTTTATCAAATGCAGCTTTCTGCTCATTCGCAATAGTAGACGCCCAAGATGGTAACGAATTTATAGTTTCATTTGGGGTGTCATCTTTAAATTCTATTTCTCCAGTGTCACCATCAAACCATTGTAAAGCATGAACATTTGCAGGAATGCCAGAAAGAGACAAATCTGTTTTACTGTTGTTATCAATAGAAACCATTCCATCATCTGGTACAATTATTAGTCTCATTGCATTTTCCCATCATCAATAAGTTTTCTATTAGATAAATCTAAAGATGCTTGAAGCATTCTTTGGCTTGCTTCCGCACCTTTTACCATTTCGTTTCTAAAGCTTTCAACTGCAGCACCAGTTTGTCTCGATTGTTGCGAGCCTTCTATTAAAAGAACAGGAAGCCAAGCAACAGCACAACCATACTCATCAACCTCTTTGCCAGTGTTTGGATTAGTGCCAACAATCTTTGTAAACCAAGCACAATCTAATTTTTTACAAGGCTCAAAACCATTGAGTGGACAATTATCTTTTACATCAAGTTGCATTAATCTTTCGCCGCAATAATAACGTCTACATATTGAACATTAATGGCAGCGGTGCCACTCATTGAGTGACTGTGAGATTGGCTGCTGCCTTGATTATTAATAACATTATTGTTTGTGAACTGATTATTTGGGTTTGTGTTATGGGCATACGCTCTTCCATCTTGGTCAGCCCTACCAAAAGCAGCTGTCGATGCTGAAAAATTATTGGGGCCATTAACATTACGGCCATCCATTGTGTGTCTGTGTGATGCTAACTGACCTTGGGTTAATGTATGATTGCCAGTACTACCCGACAAAGATGGTGTGCCAAGGGCTGTTGTAAAATCACTAGATCCACCAGAACTGGCGCTGCCTGTTACAACACGCAAGGCTTTATTGTTATGGGTTGTTTGTTTAGTCCATCCAGTAGGCGCAGCAGTTTGTTGGAATAACATTAGTGTGCCAGCAGGAAACGCCTGTACATTTAATGTTGTTGGCTCAAAGTCATTGCTTGAACTATTAAATGCAAGAACCTGACCATTTGTAGCTCCAGATGGGTTTACATCAGTAAGGGTGGCTAAACTCACATTTGCTAGTTGAAATGTTCCATAAGCTACTATGTCAACTGTGTCACCCGCAGCAGCTCCCGAAGCAAGAACAACTGTACTACCATTTGTTGCAGTAAAGTCTGTACCAGCAATCAGCTTCACACCATTTAAATATACATCTACAAATCCAGAATCATATGTTGCAGCGAATGATGTCTGGTTAGCTGTTGCAGTATAAGTATTTCGGCTTGATGTTCCATTGACAGAAGATCCAGCATTTTGAAACCCACTAGATCCAAACACTTTTAGTGCATTTGCAGCTGTATCAAATACTAAATCACCAATATCATTATTAGAGCTTGGTGTGCCTGATTGAACTCTATACCGTTCTGCAAAACTATTTACCCCAGATATATTTGAAGCAACTGTATTTACATTTGATATAGATCCACCAACTGCATTCACATTGGATATGCCACCTGCAACAGCATTAATATTCGTTGCGTTACTAGCTACAGATGAAACATTAGAAGAGATACCTGCAACGGTAGCAATATCAGCGCTATCACCAGCAACTGTTGTTACATTGCTTGCTATGCCAGCGACAGATGTAACATTCGATGCAATACCAGCTACAGTTGTAGTATTAGCAGCAACTCCAGCGACTGTTGTTACGTTAGCAGAAATACCCGCAACAGTATTTATACTAGATGTAATATCACCTAACGCATCTATTTCTGTTGCAAGATTAGCTAATGCATCTAAATCTGTAACAATAGCTGACGTTGCCAGTGTATTTAAATCAGACACAAAATCGGCTGTTATAAGAGAAGAAACACCAGCAACCGAAGATATATTTGAATTGTTTCCTGCAACTGTGTTTATGTTGGAGGTGTTTCCTGCAACCGTAGTTACATTTGATGCAACATTTGCAACAGATGTTACATTAGACGCAATGCCAGCAACTGTAGTAACATTTGCTCTAACAGCATTAACATTAGATATTGCATCTGTAGCAACAGTGCCATCCTCAATATCGGCTAGTGTAGCTATATCAGCCGATGCAGCTGAAACAGTTTGCACATCAGCAATGCTTGGACCAGCCTCAACAGCACCTGACGAAGCATTAAATGCTAATGTTTTACCTTTTCGCGTATCAACAGCTGGCAAAGTTAAAGACGCAGCCGCATCAAAATCTGTAAGTTGTAATGATCTAGTTGATTTGTCTTTTAGATCAGCTTGGATCGCAACAAGCTTATCAAGCTCAACATTAAGAGCATCTATTGCAAATGGGCCAGATGTTTGAAAATCGGTTGCTCTTTCAATAGCAATATCACGTGTAATAACAACAGTACTATTGCCTGAAGCACCAGTAACATTAAGATTGATTGTACCAGTGGAACCATTACCCCCCGATGCAATCGTATAATCCTGTGTTGCAGTTTTTTGTACACCATCTACATAAACATTCAAATCAGCTAATACGAAGAACTCAAATGTCACATTAAATGTTGTCTGCGTAGCGCCAGCATTCACAGTGTAAGATATTCTAGGATTATTGTCTGCCAAATTTATAGTCATACTAGCCTCTTATCATCCATAAAACAGTGGTTCAACGCACATTAATCATCATAAAAATCAGTAGCCAACGCGAAAATAGGTAATATTGGAGAGTTGTATTTAAACTCTCTTGCCGCTTCTGTATCTTCACCGTTCATGTAATGAGTAGCGCCTTTGATCCAAGACGCAACCATTCCAGGGGCCGCGCCAGCTGGTTCAGAAATAGCATCAAAGAAAGAGGGGTTATATTTAGGCTTTAATATTGAATCACGTTCATCAAGCAAGCCTGTGCCAATAGCAACGTGTGTAGCGGTATAAGCTATATCGCCATATACACCAAAAATCCCAGACTGATCTACTGTACGTTGAAAGATTTCTGCATCAGAACGTGCATCAAACCACCATCTGTCCTTTTTTAAATTAAGAGCTAAATAACCCAAGCCAAGCAATGCCAAAGCACCAGTAACGCGGTGTCTACGCATTGGGTCTGCCAACCCGCCAGTTACACGCGCTGTTGCACCAAGCATAAAATTATAAAACTGGAACGGGAATGTCATCAAACCAGACTCAAGACGAACTAATGGGATTGTTTTTGATGATGCGCGTTGATCAATGTCAGACTCACCAAAACCAATCTTTTTCATCCATGGTCTATATCGAACATAAACCGTGCCGTCCATTATGCGCGGTTTATCAAAAGCTGTTGCATGAAGAACAGTATTGCCAATACCAGCATTCATAGCGGTATTCCATTTGCGTATTAATTCACGGTCTGCTTGAGTTTTATTAGGCCATTTATCAATGTTAGGATGTAATATATGGTCACCTTTTTCATAGGGCAGCTGTGCCATAATCTTTGCATCACGTTCTGATATGCCATATCGCAATAAATATCGCGCATCAGCTTCATCGATAGTATTGTTAGCCATTCTGACAACCTTATCCATCAGATCACTAGCACGATACGACCCATCAATCTGTTTAAATATATAAGTAAGAGTGCCAAGGCCATTACCAAGAATAGGTATATTATAGTAAGCTCTTGTTATTGGGTTCAAAACACGCTCTACAGCGGTAGGCTCAATTCCATCAATGTTATCAGCAATAATACGTTGCTGCACACCGCCTAATGCAAGCTCAGTCGCTTCTCCAGTAGCAGGTATGAGCTTTCTATTTTTACCAAGAAGGCTTCTATCAAGCTCTGTACGTGCGCCCATAAACATTTTCATAGGCCCACGTTCCATAACAAGCATTCCAGCATCAGTAACAGAAGCCAATGCAGCTGCATCAAGATAAGAAATGCCAGCAGTTTCTTTGAGCAATCTGGCAGCTTGATTATCAAATCTTGATGGGTCTTTGATATGTTCACCCATTACACGCTCGTACTCAAACGCCATGTCAGCACGAAGCGATACTATCTTTTTCTCAGAAAATCCTTTTTCACGCATTTCAAATTCAGCATCATCAAGAATATCATCGATGCTTTGATTGCCATACTTTCTTGCAAATTCGATACGCTTGCCAACTCTTGCAGCATAAGATCGCGCAACGCGCATATCCTTAATTATAAAGTCTTTTATCTTGTATTCTGGTATGGCGATTTGTCTGTGACGCAAATGTTTGCCTTTAGGGATTCCATTCATTTCAACAACAAGCACCTGATCGCCCTCTTCCATGATGGACGCAACAGCATCTTCAGCAATTTTTCTTGGCTCCGCTCTTGTTGCTGGATCTACTTCTATAAACTTTTGTGCCTTATCATCCCAAAAGCTAACAATGGGATTGTTTTTAATATGCTCTTCAAAAATATCTACAAGACGTTTACGCATATTATCATCAGCTGCAATAGCAGCTTTATCATAGTAAATAGGTAGTGTGTAATTATCTGTAATTGAGTTTTTAATAAGACCTTCATTAAACTCAACTTGCTTTCTCATGGATTCAAGGCGTTTTGCTTGACCAGCCGTTAGCCCACGCTCTGATTGCATGCGCTCCATATATTCAATATCTACCTTAATCCGAGCATTCCTATCTTTTACAGGCTGCACACTAGTTATAAGATTAAGAGCTTCTAACTCATCTCTAAATTTTTCAAAAAATGTATCGATTTCAACCATTGCCTGTCTAAAGTCTGCAGAGAATGTTCCATCGTATTTTTTGAACCCTTGACCAGCCTGTTTAAGCAAACGAGCCTCATTAACAGCTGAATACCAATCTTCAAATGTTTTTGAGTTTCTCCACTTAGCCACAATGTTATCTGTGTTGTAACCAAATACACGTGTTGCGGCTCCCTTTGATCTGCCAAGCTGGTCTTTTGCCCAAAGATCACGCATCACATTTACATGAGTAACGTATGTTCCAATG